AATGTGACAGATCCCAAATCCGGGATCCACTAAATTGTCGTCTTTAAATACCATCTCTTTGGTGGCATAGCCCACATAACTGAACACTCCTGTTTCCCATTTTCCAAGCATAAGGGCATAGGTGTCTGCTGGGTGATCAGCCTTGGGTTGTCTCACCAGAAGATTGTGATGTGCTTCAGGCGCGGTTTTAACGTCCACCCATTTAAGTTCGGGATGGAACACATCAGCATCAGCTCTCGTATTTCCAAAGTCTGGATACAGTTTGAATATTTTACAGAAGGCAAGCTCCCCAGCAAAACCATCACGATCAACTTCAAAAGAATCCTTTGTGTGAACTTTTTGGTTAACAGTTCCAAGCGCTCGGTTGGTTAACTGTCTGCGCATTCCGACCTTTGCGCATATTTCTTTTTCTGTCTGATTAAGTTTAATTATTACCTCGCTCATTTTTACGCTCCCCACATTGCTATTATTCTTATGAGTCCGACCGGAGCAAAATCGGTGTTAGTTTGAATTGTAATCAGCTCATTGTACTGACTTTCCATTAATGGGAAAAATGGCCGAACCCATCCCGGTGAATTTGGGCCATATTTATTAGGATCAAGTGCCTCAAAAATGTACCAAATGGGACGCAGTTTTCGCTGTTCGGGATCCGGGTGCATCAAATCATTGGGATTGTTAGAGTCGGAAAGAAACTCAACAATAATTTCATCCCCAAATCTTATGATGTGCAGTTCGGGCGTTGGAGGGGGGAAAACGATCAACCCCCCACCATCCGGTTTGCCTTCATTGTGATTGTCGGCTGGGAGATTCTTGGGCTGAAGAATAAAAATAATAGCGAGCAACAAAGCTCCTGAAAATAGTGAAACAACCCCCTTCATGTCGTGATATAAAATGGGGTGTATTTGCCTACATAGGCTCCGTTAATATTATGCTCAAAGTATTCCACCGCCTGCTCTTCGCCCAGACCATCTTTGATTGCTATATCAATAATCTTCTGCTTGTCGTAGCAGGCCGTTGGAGGCTGGTCGGCTCTTTCAACATAGCCAATAAACGCATCTTCCCATCCATCTGCCTGCAAGGCTTCAGGATTAATCTCTGCAAACTCGTCTAAGGTCATAGTTTCTTTTTTAAAATAGCCTTCATTTCCTGAAGACTTTTTTTAATCTTCCAGTTTTTTTCTTTCCGCCGGAGGTTTTTCCGGTGCTTTCGTTTTGAATATTTGATGTGAAAATTTTTAGTCATTGCACTGTCCCTTCTGAGAATGTCATTGTTTGTCTTGTGAAGATTATATCTATTGCCCCTGTTGGGCCATTCCTATTCTTAGATAAGATTAATTGAGCGTCCTCATGTTCAAGGTGGTTATCTCTTTCAGGGCGGTGAATTAAAATGATAGCGTCAGCGTCCTGCTCCAGTTGCCCTGACTCTCTAAGGTCGCTCATCTTTGGTTTGTCACTTTTCTCAGACTCTCTTCTCAACTGGCAAAGGCATACAACCGCCACATTGGCCGCTCTCGCGGCGGCTTTAAGTTTTGCGGAACATTCAGTGATAAGTAAATATCGGCTTCCCCTCTGCTCTTTTGTTTCTGGCCTAATAAGTCCAATGTAATCAATTACCACAACCTCCACCCCTTGACGGCCTGCCTCTCTGATTTTCGAGCATACTTGGGAAATGGTTTGTGTGGGAGGATCATAAATTTGAATAGGCCACCTCTTCATTTGTTGCATGGCGTTGCTTATTCTTGCCTGAGTTGAGCTGTTGGGCAGTTGCTCATAGCTTGCCACTTTAAAACTCGTCTTTGCCATTTCTGCAATGAGTCTAGTGCTCACTTGAAGGCTGGTCATTTCTAAGGAAATAAACAAAGACTTGTGATTATTCCCTGCGAGTCCCTTCAATAAATTACAAGCAAGAGCCGTTTTTCCCGCTGACGGCCTAGCTCCAAGCACAATAAATGCCTGCTTCTGAAGACCTCCAAGATATTCATCTAAAGATTCAAAGCCAGTCTTCGCACCCTTGATGCCGGGGTTTTGGTGGTTGTCTATCTGCTTCTGTAGCAGTTCATTGAGGACAATGCCTATGTTTTTATTCTGGTTTTGGTGGTGAACCTTTAATTCCTTTAATGAAAGAATACCCTCCTCAACCTGATCCAGATCAATGGATCCTCTTTGTACATCCTCACTAAGGGAGTGAAGTTTTTTCTGGGCTTGTCGGTGAAAATGTTGGTCGGCTACTTTTTTTGCATACCATTCAATATGGTCTGATGCCTCTTCAGCCTCATCGGTTGCATCCATCACTTCTGCCCATGATGCGGATGGGAGGCTTTGAAGTTGGTCGCCAAGTTTAATTCCTAATGATGAAAGGCTGAGAGGTGAACCCTCCTGATACAGCTCAAGAATCAAATCGTAAAGCTTGCCCCTGTGAGGGTTCAGAAAAAAGGATCCGTTTGGTACATAGTTCAGAGCTTTGGAAATTGCCTTTGCTCCATTAGCTGAAGTGAAACACCCTAATACTTTTAACTCTGCTGAGTTCTGAGCTTCGTCTTGAATATTAATTCCAGTCATGGGTTCCGGCTTTTAGTGTTGGGAGTTTAGTTTCGGGTTTTTTATTTTCTTCAGGTTCATCGTGGTAGTGTTCACGATTAAACCATGTGGCAGGGTAAGGGGTAAATTCTGGATCCTTACCTTTTCTCTGTTGTGCGAAGGCTTTTGTTTTCTCAAGTAGGAGTTCGTAACTTTCTTTCTGAAGAGCTTTAGTAATTGCTTTTAGGGCTTGTGCCTTTGCTCTCTTCCTTGGATATTCTTTATATATAATTTCTATTCTTCTCTTCTCTTCTCTGGTTACGCTTGCGTTACTGTTGGGCGTATCGCTTTTGCCATTTTTCTTATTTCCTTGGGATTTTGCTTTCTTTTTCTTGTTTCGTGACTTCTGATTACGCTTTGCGTTTTGACACCTTTCTTTCTCCGTGGAGCCATTATGCTCTAAGTATTCTGGAAAAATTACCCCCCCTGTAGACCATTGCCTCGCAATCATATCTGCTTCATTATCATCGAGTTCTCTCGCTTGTTTAAGAGCTTTAGATTTAGCAATAGCTTTTTCTGCATCAATTTTCCGCACCAGTTTGAGCCAACCAACCTCCTCCATTGCATTGCATAGTCCTATTAACCCTATTTGTGTGTCTAATGACTCAAAAGTTGCAAAAGGAATGAACCCATTTGACTCACCGTGAGCGTCTGCAATCATCCATGCATTAACGACTGCACCTAATGCTTCAAGGGGTGATACGCCAGTGCGTATCGATATTGCAATTAGCTTTGGGGAATGTCTTAGCTCGTTTCTAACCTTAATCCACATATATCGTTTTTGTAATTGTGAAGGGAGATTTTGTTCCCTTTCTTTTTGTTATTCTTAATGGCCCTTCGCCGTATTTCTTCCAGAGCCGAGCCTTGATTCTAAACCCTTCAGTTTCAACTCCCTTAACATCCTCGTAGATCCTCACACCGTTTTCGGTATAGGCAAAGTCTGGCTTGTACCCAATCTCGGCACGAGTTAGTGAGGTCTGAGGTTGTAGTTCTAAATCCTGTATATCCCCATCCTTTTCCATAACCTTGAGCTGTTCAGCCCTGTCCCTTTCGGCCTTTGAGTCAAACATACGGCCCTCAAACAGGAGCGAGCCAGCCTTTCTAGCCCTATATTTGTTTTTTTTGGGAACCTTTTTTAAGACTCTCTTAATTGGATCCATCCTCAAATTTTTCCATCAGGTGGTGATTTACAACCCTAAGTTGTAGCTTTTCGATCTGAAGCGCCCTATTTGCGGCCCTCATTGAAAGAATTTCAAATATTAATCCTGCTATAAGGCAATATGCCGCCGTGCAAAAATGGTGGGTGGCAAACAATGCCAAACCAACAAGAACTGTTGTCAGCATCAGCCTCCACCATAAACTGGACATTCTGATTGATTTGTGAAGGTCAAGCCTCCATTTTCTCATAGTTTTCGAGCTAATTTCTTGTGCCATTTTAGTTCCTTTCTACTTTCTTTTTCCTCGTTTATTTTTCCTAGTTGGTTTTTGGTAGGCTATGCCCAGTACCCTGCACCCTTTTTTTAGAGAGGCGCAAGTAAAGTAATATAAGTCCTTGTCTGGCCTCCAGAAGCCCTTAAAAATTTCCCTCTGCCTGAGTCTATAAAACCTAGACCTAGAGAAGTTCTCCACCGTATTAGCGTTTAGCCACTCAATACTTTCGTTAATAGATAGTTTCATTATTTTTTTTATTAAAGTTGTGTAAAATAAATAGCGATGTATCATCATGTGTCAATCACTTATAACCCTTGCGTTAAAGTGCAGTTAAAAAGAAATTTATAAGATACTAACACTAAGCGATTTATGGCTACAAAAGAACCCGAAAATTTTTTCCATGTAGAAGTCTGGAAAGAAAACGCATTTCATTTTATTTCAGAGCTTCAATCTGGTCAGACTCTTTCTGCTGACAATATTGTTGAGCTGGCCGAGAAAGATCCTGAGATAGCCTGCCCTCCGCCGGGAGGAACTTGGCAATGGCCGATAGCCGAAGCTGAGTGTGTGGATAAGCTCAAATTTACTGGAAGGTTTGGGCCTAAAGTTAACTACCTTCCCCTTAATCCTATCTACAAAATAGGATCTTAGGCTCTATAAACTCTACTCCGACACTATGATGGAGGCTCCAGCATCCGCTGGCTGATACACATTAGTGTAACCTCTTCCATTATCGCCTTGAGCCATATTAAGCAACGGAGAGGGGTTGTTTTGAGCGTCCCTAACGTGAGTTTGGTAGGGCAACACATTGGAATTGTTTAGGTCTGTTGTGCTATCCAATGAATAGCCTGTATCACCACTGTTAAGTTTTGTAATAGCTCTAACATTTTCCAGAGGCAAATAAGTGGCTCCTGTATCTAAACTAAGAGGGTCGCCCTTTACTGGGTCGGAAACATTGGTTGTGTAGTTACCTTCATTGCCATCCACTACAAGCCCAGTATAATTGGAATCTCCGTAAGTGAAGTGACCCACTTTGGATCCGGCCAACCCCGTTCTCAGCATATAAGAATGTGATTGCGTGTTTGCAGGATAAGAACCCGAAAAAGTATTAGCGTTGTGGTAATCTCCAGTATAATACTGCCCTCCATAAGCGTAAAAATAAACCAAGGGATTTGCTGACCTCACAATCCTATCAACAATGTTAAAATCGCCTTCGGCTTTAATCATTCTGAGCGTGGGCTGGCTTGTAATGGTGTACCCCCCAGCGTTTAAATCGAAAGTCGCTCCACTTTTTAGATGCACCCGATAGGCGTTGCTTTTAATGACTTCAGGGCCATAGCTATCTCCTGAGTGGCTAATGTTAGCCGCCCCCTGTATAACATTCCTGTGAAAAACCGCCTCTACGTGTTCCAGAGGCATATAATTATCCCCCATGTTGGCACTTCCATTTGATAATTGAGAACTTCCCGAACCTCGGATGGGGTTTGATGGTAATATTAATGGATTCCACGGGTGTTTATTCCCCGCGAAGTGTAAGCTTGTCATTTTCGAGGCGCTTTGATAATATCCAGACTCGTTGCCCGCCCCAGCAGAAATTCCCTTGTGTCTGCATATTGACCATACACTTTGAGTCATTATGTCTGTTGGCTGAGTCGAGCCTTTAAAAAATATTCTATAAACAGGAAATTTACTTGTGAGCGAGGCTGAGTTTATTGTGTTTATGTCAGCACCAGTAGCACCAGTGAGGGGCTTGTAATAATTTGGGCCATAAGTGTCTCTGGCAAAAGAAGGCCCATAAGGAATGGTTTTGGCTTGTACGGTTAGATCAGCAAGATCCTGAATTTTTTGCAGAACTAACTCAGCTAACTCTGGTGTTGTATCAACAACAGTTGAGCCGTTGTCTAAAACAATTTGTCCAGAACCGTTAGTATTTGGGCTTGTTACAGTGGAGGAATTTTGGCCGGGAAAATTTGTGGAGCCGTCTGATCCTGAACTGTTTGAGTTATTAGGTGATGAAGGGTACATGGCTTACCAAGCCACTCCGTAGACGGCCTGCCTCTCTGATTGGGGTTCCAGTTCTTTTAATATTTCAATCGCTTGCCGATAATCCTCATCAATCTGCAAAAGAATGTTACCGCTCTGGAGGGATCCTTCAGAGGGCAATACATCGAATCCAATAAACTTTGTAAAATTCTTATAAACAAATGGCATTAGAATTGTTTCGTCATACTCAGCAGGACATCCTGTATCTTTAATCTGTCCAGTATTGGAATAGGTATCCGAAATAACCCACTTCTCAGGTAGCACGGAAGCTGTAAATCTAAGTCTAGCTTTCTTCTCAGGGAACGGGCGGACTCTTAAATAATAATTTTGCCCGTTGGTTATCTCATTATGCTCTGAATCTATATAGTAGTAACTTGGAGTTCCTTCTTTGTCCTGTAGCTCACCGGGAAGTTCCCATCCTGAACCGTATTCGCCAAACCTCTCAGATTGGTCAAGCCTGTCTCGGTGCATCCTTGAGGATTGATCATTGTTCATTAGGGGCGTTAAAACGCTTTCATCATTAAGAGTAACTGTTCCTAAAACCTCGGTAACCTTGGTGTTTAATTCAACGGCATCATAGTAGATGGTGCAGGATTTGGTTCCTGTTGTTCCTAAATACTCTTCATGGAAAGTCCCTTGTGCATTACTGGACTGATTGGTTGTTTTTACCAACGTGCATTCTTTGTCACTGGTTGGGGTGAAGTTGCCAGTTCCGTTGCCAGTTCCCAAAGTAATATATCTTTGATAATTATCAGCGCCTTGGGA